CTTTTTACTGGGAGACTATTCTGGTGGTGCTTCCTCTGGTGGCCAAGGATTTTCTGTAGGAGATTGCTCTATAGGATCTAATGGACCATCTGGTGGGCATTCGAATTCTTGTTGTATTGCTTCCCATTGTCCATCAATAGGATTCCATTCTACTCGTACTTTCCATCCTGCCTCACCATACGGCCATCCATATATGTTATATACTCTCTGATCTCCAGGCGGCATCTTACCATCTAATCCTACTGATGGCGATACCGTGAAGTACGATACTGCTGATGCGTATCCATCGGTTAGTGTACCTCTCCAATTATTGGCATACCTTGCTTTAGATTGAGGAATCTTAGCTGGTATAAATGGGTAGCGTATTGCTCTATAGATTGATCTTGGACCACGACCAAAGTCACCGTATACTTCTGAAAGAGAAATAGGCTGATAGTTGAGTGGTGGTGCTTCAAAGAATTCCTTTACTACATACTCGTAGGAGTTCTTTATAGCTTTAAGATTATCTACTATTATTACCGCTACTGCATCTAGGTCAGCCTCATTGCGTATGGTTCCTAGTGTACTTACTACTGCTGGGTTGTATGGGTCCATTACGTTGAGTGTCTGCCCTTGCCCAGTATCGTCATCCTCATACGTGTAGTATTCTCTAGGTACTTGCCTAGCGTACTCGTATATAGGAAATGATACATTTATATTTGTAGGACTATTAGTTAGTAGTGTGTGGTGGATATCATTGATGGGGTCAGTTAGGTCTGCTGCTGATGTTATATCACTTGAGTTATCAGCCTCTTGCATATCCCATACGTGTACTACGCTTCCGTCACTAGTCCATATCAGTCCGTATACAGAGCATAGATGATCTATAGCTCGCAGTACAGATAGCCCTTCAATTGATATATCGAATGGTACTATTGTGTCTGCATTGTAGTCTAGTGTGTATCCAGCAGGTAGGATATCATCTATGACTTGTTCTAGGTTCTTAGGGGTATAGTCTGGGTTCAGTGTTACTACTGATACAGTACCATATGATGGTATTGATTTATCTACTGTTACATTATAGTTACGTTCTACTATTAAGTCTAGTAGGTCGTATTTAGGTTCTGCTGTAATGTATACCTTTAGTCCACCACTATGATTAGGGTGCTCTAGTGAGAGTACATCTGTTACTTTCAGAGATACAGTACGAGAGCCTACACTGAATGTTACATGGTCAGAGGATATGGTCTGAGTCATTAGAAAGTGACCCTTCCCATATCCATCTATGAATCTGAACTCCTGGGAATTGCACTGACGGAGCAGGTCTAGTGATAAGCCCTTCTTAGTGTAGTATGGCATTACTGATGCTACATCTACTAGATTCTGTCCGTTCAGTTGCATGATATATCAAATGTCCTTGTGGAGACTAGCCTGTCTTATTCATAGGCGGGATGTATGTCATCCTGTCTTACCGTTATTCTGTATAGTTTTCTTCTGCTGTGGTTGTGGTTTCTTCTTGTGACTATCAGGATTGTTAGGGTCTGGATTCGTTGGGTCTGCATTTTGTTGCTCGAATTCAGAGTTTACATTCTCCTGAGTCTTAGGTACTATCCTACGTATTGTATAGTCATCATCCATGTTATTGAAATGCAATAGTAGTGGTAGTATCTGTTCACAGAAGTCACCAATCACGTATGTACCAATCGGTGTTAGTGATGCAATGAATGCCATCAATGGAACCATACGACCAGTAGCAGAACCCATACCATCATTGCCTGCTGATTGAACTACTTCAGGTGGTATACCTAATCCTTCTAGTTCCTCATCACGAAGCAATCTGATATATTCATCTAATCCTGATGGAGTTACATTAGCCTTTGGTGGTTCGTATTCCCATTGCTTCTTACCATCCAATCCTTTGGTAGCTGGGAATATCATAGCTGAGCCTGAGCGTTTCATTTCAAGCATTCGTACAGCATGATCCTCGTGCATTACTATATTGCCGTTGGCATCTTGGTAGGAGCCTTCGGGGTAATATAGTTCACCACCATCATAGGCATTCTTAAAGAACCATGTACGACGAATATCACGAGCACCGCCTAGAGTCCATGTCTCATGCCAAGGAATATGAGCACCCTTTAGTGCTGATTCTCCATAGTAGTGATTACGTTCTCTTTGGTGTACGTGCCAGAATCCTTTACCAATTGGTACATAGGTATCCTTATCACGATTACGTACATATCCAATTATACCTCTACGCTTGGTGACGCATTGCACACCAAATGTCTGAGAGAGATATAGGTTATCAAAGTGTACTGATCCATCCTTCTTACGTTTGAATCGTACTTCTGATGCACTGTATCCCCATTCTATTGCAGTCAGTGCTTTGGTTAGTGCTACTTCCCAGAATCTATTGAGTTGGTCTATTATGAACTTCTCAGTATCTGGGTCTTTAGCAGTTACAGCATATGGGAAGTGATAGTTCAATTCTACAATAGCTGTGTGTATACTAGGTGATTCAGCTTCCTCAGATGTGAAGAACTTAGTATACGTTAGGATTGGTCCTTTGATTAGGGATAGTCCATACTTAATACGTGGATCAAGCAGCATTGTCTTAGCTGTTTGTAACGTAAAGTATGGGAAGTGGTGTCCATATCTTGGGTCCCATATCTGATCGTAGCTATTGTAGCTAGATGTGTATCTACCATCCTTTAGTTTACCTAGCAGATAGTCTAGTGGTGGTTTCGCTGGTGTAGGTTCCGGCATGATATATCATTCCATTTGCATTAGTAGTAGTTCTGCTTGAGCCTTACGTGCTGCTTTCTCATCACCAGTTATTAGTAGTGTGAGTTGATAGTATCTATCAGGTGTTATAGTTGTACCATTAACTCTACATTCCTGTAGCTCTATCTCAGCACGTATAGCAGGCTCTACTAGTTTGAATATGTTTAGTTCTCTAATGTTTCTTGGTTGGATTCCGTAGAATCTACAGGTTCTGACTGTTGGTAGGTATTTTTTTTTACATTCTCTAGTAGGTTAGTCTTAGCCTCTAGCAGTAGGTCCATAGATCGTTTGGACATTTTATATCCGTATCGCTCATTGAACTTATTGCATACCAGTGTCAGATATTCTTTAATTGGTATCTCAGGTTGATTGTATTCCTGGAATACTTCACTCACTAAATTATCTATATCCATTGCATCTACTTCGATGACATTACCTTCTGGTGTCTTACATCGAATGATGGTATCTTCTGGTGGGAATAGTTGCAGGTCCATATCTCACGTGCCTATCTTATCTCTGAAAGAAAACATATGTGGAGTCGGAACAAAAGCCTCACCGTATACTCATGTCCCCGCTCCACGTAGGGAATTCATATACGGTGAGGACTATTGATTTATCATAGATAGGTATTTCCTATCTGTTGATATATCACTGGTAGTTGCCAGGAGTACCAGTAGTTACTATTGATGCTGCTATATCGGAGCTGTATATATCACCACCTTCGATACAGTATAGGATATCCCATTTGGCTAGGTATGTTGGATAGTCACCAGCAGATATTTGCTTATGGGCTATTTTAGCTGATACTCTCTTAGCTGTCTTACCTGCTACGGATACTACGAATGGTATAGGTATCTTGTAGCCTACACGCATTGCATGACCTACCATACGTACATAGAACGTAGAGTGACCTCTAGCTATTACGGCTGGTGGGTTAGTTTGTGTAGAGTTAGTAGCCTTACCATTGTAGGTGAAGCCAGCTATTTCACGATTAGAGTATGCACCATCTGTACTTAGATAATAGGATGATGATGGTTCTTCAAGATAGGATACAGGTATGGAGTTTGTATCTTCCTCTATCTCAAAGTCATTCTCATACTTAATCCATGAATACTTAGGATCACGATCACCACCATATGGATCACGTGCATCCTCAGCTTCCTCATCAGTACCAGAGGATGGGTCATCTTCTGTTTCTAATGTTAGTAGTGAGTATGGTCCTATCTCATGATTTGATATATCACCATCACATTGATCGTACAGTATAGGTGTACCATCTATTGTGTAGTTGAATAGTCCAGTTAGGTTAGTGTTCCTAGAATCTTGCCATGTCTTCCATTGTGTACTTAGTGGAACACCGTCATCTTCAGTTACATTAACTCTTTGGAATATTCTAGTTGCTGCTATCAATGAGTTTAGGTCAGTTACTACTACGTATGTACATTCGAATCTCATCTCTCTAGAGTAGATTGGATTAGTCAGTTGTATACGTAGTGGTAGATACCAATTGGTAGTTTGTACTACCTCACTAGATGGTTGACTTACTGGTGGTGTTACATCTAATACTGCTGATATCTTACCATATAGTCTTAGGTCTTTGAACCTCTCACGTAGTATAGTTAAGAATACAAACCATGCGTATGCTTTATGTATACGGGCAGGTAATCGTATTGATCCACCTATACTACGTTGCCATGTATAGAATCCTTTACCAGCGTATACAGATGATCCTAATAGATTAGATTCTAGTCTATCTGTTATCTGTATGTTACTAGTGTATGGGAAGAATGCACTATCACTCTCTATCTCTTTGTATACTACTCGTATTGATAGTATACGTTGGTCACGAGACATTGATGTACGTTTCTTCTTAGTCATTCCTTGGAAGGATTTGTTTATACGTCGTATCATTACCAATGATATATCAACATACGTTTGAGGGTTAAGTATAGGCACACTAGATTGGTATGTGATGTTAAGGGTAAATTCCATATTACCATCATCATCTACATTCATATCTTGCTCTACGTTATATTGCATTAACGTAGATGGAGCGAAAGATCCATCATCACATGGCTTAGTACGGAACATTACTGACCAGCGTACTAGTATAGCATTATTACTTGCTATAGGTTCTACCATTAGACTCTGAGGGTATGGGCCACCTTTTACGTCATCCACATCTGCATTGATAGTACCTAGCTCACCAAGGCCAATAGGATATAGCTTTAGTTGTAGTCCAGGTGTAGACAGTATACTGCGTAGCCTTGCTACCTCAGCTTCCACATCATCTACTGGACCAGTATGTGTCTCATTGTAGATTATTGCTTCTAGGTCTAAGGTATGCTCGTGATATAATACCTGTACTTCATCATCACCATAGATTATTTGTGTGCCTAATCTATGCTTACCAGTTAGTGGTATTATAGCATTGGTTACCGGATTGGGTACTGGATAATCTACATCAGGTCCGTATATAAGCCTCTGATAGCATGGCGTAGTTGACATATTGATATATCATCTGACTATGTGTTAGCGTGTCTATCCCACTAGGGATTGGGAAATATGTTTCTGTTTCGCATACTTTGTTTAGTCCTATCAGGATCAAAGAACTTATTGATCTGATTTAGTATATCAGAGTCATCTAGGTCTTTATTCTGATCGGGTAGTTTACTAAGTATGGCTTCTATGAGTCTACCAATTACTGGTAGGTTTATACTTACTATGTATGCTACTTGGCCCATGAACTCTAGTAGCTCTAATACCTTTGTTAGTAGTTGTAGTATACGTACTAGTGCTGGGCCTATAGTTTCTATTAGCTTTGCCTTTGCTTCACCCCATGCTAATTCAAATTGAGTATTAGCTCTAATAAGCTCAGCAGTTACAGAATCATTCTTTCTAGTTAGTTCAATTGACTGTACTAGTTTCTGTATGTCACCTTGTACATCTGCTTGTAGGGACTGTGGTGCAAATGCTAGGTTCTGTCTGGTAGATTCTAGTATTGCTTTATTAGTCTCAAGCAGCATATCAAATGATTGTACTGCTACATTTACTGGTATATTAGTACCTAGTGGATCTACTACATTTTGCCCTATCTTCATTGCTGACTTAGTAGCACCAGTAGCATCACCTTTGATTATGTTAGTAGATAGGTCAGAAGCATTCTTAGCAAACTTATCTACTGCCCCATTTACTGCTTGTAATGCTTGTATCGTACCAGTAAGTATTGTAGATGCCGTATGTACTGATTGTCCAATTGCTGATGGTGATTTAGGTATAGGTTCTTTAGGTGGTATTAATGGTGGATGAGTAGGTCTACCTGGACCACCTGTACCTGGTGGAGTTGGTGGAGTTAATGGTATACCGTTAGTGCCTGGTTGTATAGGTCTACCAGATTCATCTAGGGCAGTAGCAGTTACAGGAGCATCCTTTATCTTCTGTTCCTGTCTACGCTTGATATCTATCTGTTCTCTCTGCTTTGCCTCATTGTATCGTTGTAGGTCTCTTTGGTATTGATTTTGCTCATCTACAATACTTTGTTCTCTAGGACGTACAAATAGAGAGTCTACTACGGATGCAGCTACATATCCAGGGAATCCTAATGATGAGGCTAGTGAGTATGATTGTATTCGACTAGATATTGCTTCTGACCTAGCAGCAGTTACTTGCTCTCTAGATTGTCTCTGTGCATCTCTTGCTTGTGCTTTCTGTAATCTTGCTTGGTCTTGCTGTTGTTCACGTAGGATACGTTTGGCATCTGCTTGGTCTTGCTTACGTCTACGTGCAGCCTCTCTCTGTGCCTTTTCTATGTCCTCTTGGTTCTTCTTATTGGATGCTCTAGGAGCAAACCTAGGCATACTAAGAGGTAGCCTTACATCCTGATCTACTGGTGGAGCACCTGTAGGGGCAGCAGTGTCAGGAGTGTTAGAGACTGGCTTTTGAGATAGTCTATCTATGAAGTCATCTTCATCTTCGAATTCTGGTTCAATATCTACTTCATCAGCCATTGTATGTCTCTATGTGATATATCAATTCGGACTACCATGCAGTTTCAATGAAAGGTGTACCTATATCTCTACCATGCGGTTTCGATAACTACGATATCTCTACCATGCGGTTTCGATAAAGTACACTACATCGGTACAACCAGCAGGGTATGCCGGACCACTATAATAGTCACTTACATCTACTTCTACCGCTACTGGGAAGATACTAAGTTGCATAGGAAGTGGTCGTTCCTTATGCGAGTAGTCTATATCTAAATCAAAGTCTGGTGACAGGATTGCTTTAGGGAATAGAATTGTCTGTGGTTCGGTTAATATATTACAGCCGGTGAGTAGTAATGGTCCAGCAGCTTCCCATAGGGATAGGCCAGCAGGACTAGTTTCACCAATTGTAGTATTGAAGGGCCATCGTAGTAGATCAATTGCAGCAGCATCATACTCTTGTGCTACGAATGATACACGCATGTTAATACCAGTGTAGATGGTATCCACAGGTGTTTCACCTACTGCATCGAACATGATTCCTCTACCACGGTAGGAATAGGATAGTCTAAATCCTATCTCAGTATTACCAATACTGAATCCTTTGTATGTACCGAAATATGATCCTCTGACTATCGACATTTAGCTTGCCTCTTTCTGTTTACGTAGTGTATCTAGGAATTTCATACATTTTGGACAGGATACTAGTGGAGCTAGAAATGTACATTGTTCAGTAGGGTTGTTAGAGTCACAGCATACATTCAGTACATTAGCGACTTTAGTTGGTTGTTCTCCTGGTACTTTAGTAATACGTTTACCTTTAGTATACTGCTTTCCTGGTCCTTTAGGATGGAGGAAATGTATAGTAGGACATTCCTTGAAATAGTCAGCGTCACAGGCACACATTCTATCGTCAGCTACTGTTCCGCATTTAGTACATCGTAGAGGCATGATATATCAATTCCTAGGGTGGAGACAATACTATGTGTTGTCGTAGATTGGTTTGCATTGCATTGGTGGATACGTTTCCTGATACTCAGGACTTTCGAATACAGCAGTCATCCTATAGCCAGCTATCTTATCGTATAGTTGTTCTTTATCATTACCTGATCTAGTTAGGAAGTCTGATGGATATAGGTGCTGAGGATCAAGATTTACTGATACGAATCTGAATGAATCTGACAGCATGTACCTAGGTAGTCCTGCTCCTGTATTGGCTGGATCAGTCAGGTGTACAGGCAGTACCTTGAGCACATCTAGGGCGGCCCTAAATCTCTGAAAGAAATCTTCTGATTCTATGAGAGGAATCACATCTTCTAGTACGCCTGTCATGGCTAGTTCTTCAATGTAGGCTATCTCACCTAGTCTATCATTTGGTATATCACGTACACGTTGGGAGAGGGATACGCCGAATAGTATGACTCTCTTGCGTACAGATAGCTTAGGTGTTGTACCATTGATGTTGGTGCCATGTATGGTTAACCATCTCTGACCCATTGATGCTGGTACTTTACCTTCCGGGAGAATGCTTATCTCCGTTGCCTTTATCCCGTTTGGTGGACTTTCTACTAGGAGGCTTTTTACGGTCTGGAGTAGAATCTTTGATACGCTCATATATTCTCTTAGCTTCTATTATAGCTATGTCATGGGCTTCCATAATCCATTTTGATATATCATCAGGTATTACAGGGCGTACCTTATCTACCTCTTTGATATATGGTACTAGGAATTTGATACGTACTCTAGCTCTAGGTAGAATATCTACTACTTGATCTTTAGGTGGATAGTATCTATTGTTACTTACTGTGCCTGCCTTGGTAGCTGCTACTAGTCTACCAGTACGAATATTGGTATCTGTAATTCTACCTAGACCTATTAATGTTCTAGCACCTTGGGCTTTGACTACTGCCCATGCTCTTTCACCAGCTTCCTTCTTAGCTTCCTTCTCACCCATACCATTGTTGACTAGGCGATTAAAGGTACGGGCAAATACCTTACTCCATATCTTATCTTGAGCAGGTGTCAGTAAGCCTCTGGTTAACTTACCATTTATTTGGTATGTATTCCTCTCCATAGGAGATAGGGGCTTATAGGCATGTGTAGCAGGAGACAGCGGTGCCCATGTATTACCAAGGTCATCTGATCCCCTCTTAGCACGTTTCCAAAATGATATATTAACACGTCTCATTACCTCTCTAGCCATTATAGCTTTGTAGGTAGTGTGTACTGTTCTATACTTTCTGGATTCTCCATTAAGTACAGGAGCAGGTATACCGTGTCTATTGAGTCGCATGATATATCACTTTAATGCTAGCATTGGGCTATAGTACCTCTGAAAGGAAACTACGTATCTATGGGTACATAGAAACATATAGCCCATCTCGATTTAGTGTAATTTACTGGTATACCAGTATTGTAATTACTTATGTGATATATCAGTATTACGATTCACAGCATCGGTATTCTGTTCTAGAGCTCTTGTGTTAGCTTCTAGTGAGGCTACCCTAATAGATAGGGCTAGTCTATCTTTTTGGCATTCCTTAGATTCTACTCTAAGTGCCTCAACATCCTTGTTAAGCTCAGATATTTGAGCTTCGTATTTGCTTCCTATCATTTTTGCTAGATATGTAGCAGTAGTAACAACAGCAGATAAGACGGCCATAAGTGTACCTATTATCCAGGTTGTCCAATCCCCATTGGGGGCGGGATAGTCGGGCATATGATGCTTTCTCATGCAAAGGAATGTTGGTACTCTGTAGCATTTCCCTGTATTAGATCGGAATACCATATGCTGGTCCTCCAAGTCTATAACGATATACTAATGTATAGGAATCGGCCCTATAGCCAAAATTGCAATCTGTCTGATTACAGCCAGAACGATGATCTGTCTGATTACAACCAGAAGAATGGATAGCTCCATGCTAGTTTCTGTCCTGATACTATTGACGTAGAGGCCATACGTAGCACTCTAGTCGGATTGTTATAGTATCTAGAATCAGTTACATACGATTGGAGTATTGCTCTTGGTCCTGATGATGGTATGTTTAGATATAGTGATCCTTCTCGATATCGTTCTAAGGATTCTATTCCTTCGGCTACCTCAGTTTCGTAGAGTGGTTCATTGCCTCTACGTCTTGATATATCATGTGCGGCCCAGTATGTAGATATCTCTCGTACACGTGGATTCTGTGAGCATCGTAGTGCGTCGAATCTAGGTACTAGGTATCCTAATACTTTAGAGGATACACGTTGTATTGTTTCTGCTATGTAGTTGTCTACATCGGCGTCTATGTTAGTACCATCTAGATAATTCTCATCTTCCATATCTAGGTCATCTAGATGTAGCTTAACACCTTTATAGCTTAATACTCTCTGTATCTCTGCTTCTGAGGTAGTTAGTATTTCCTCATTGCTCTCATCTACATGGTCTGGTGTGTATGGTGGAAATGCCATGTACTCTCCAATAAGATTAAAGGTGTACCTATGTGAGTACACAAATGGGGACCGCCTCAAAGACTATCCATCCGTGAGATAATGGAATCATCTGAACGGCGGTCCCCTCTAGGAACCCTACCATGCCGCGATAAGGTACGTTGATATATCAATTGTACACTAGAATATCACGTCTGCGTAGTACACAGCGTATGGTTCGGTGATTACTGGTGCACCGTTGTACAGCATCTTCACATCGGTCTTAGGTGGATCAATTGATCGCTCAGTACCAGTACCGAAACCACTGATGATCTGCGAGGATCGTTCAGTTAGGTTCCATTGCATTGGTTCTGATCCTTCAACCATTTCACACCATTCACCTGGAGGCGGTGTCAGGATAGCCTTACCAGTTGGAATAAAGTAATTCCAATTAGCAGAATCAATCTGAGCACTGAATGCTTCTGATGTGCCAGGAGTTGTATAACCTTGGTTGTAGATGTGGAAGTTGTAGTCAGGTAGACCACGGAACTTCACAGTTACACCAGTGTCAGGGAACTTCTGCTCAGGTGCAATTTCCTTAGCTGGATTAAGTGTGCTAAAGATTTGGTATACGCTACCACCGACAGCTTGCAGTACGCTATTGGTGAATAGGTGCTTGGCAGTAATACCATTCATCCAAATCTCAGTAATACGACGACCATTCTGACGAGCAGCAAGGGCTTGCAGTTCCATCAATTGGTCAATCAGATTAGCAGTTGGATCATCCCATGAAGTGTCGATGATGCCGCCAATGTTTGTCTTATTGCCAGCAGGCACTAATGTATCATTAGTAATACCACCAGCAGTAGTATCGGTAGCATCGGCCAATACCAGTAGTGAGCTACCAGTTGCATATGGTTTCAGTCGCCATCCACCACGGAACATATGGGCAGTCATGAACTCCATATTGTTCATCATACGAGTCTTCAGATACCGAATCTGATTGGTGAAGTATTGCTCACCACGATTGGGGACTGGTTGACTGTATGGTTGCCCAAGATTACGAGTACCAAAGATTTGCTCATCTTCGATACCAATCTTATTGTACTGACGAGGTACAGTAATAGGCTGAGTACCTACTGGCTTACGGTTTACATCTACAGGCGGAGCACCAGGAGCGGTAAATGGTGCCAATGACCGAGTACCATCGAATATATCATATTGTCCTGAGCGTCCAGTAATCTGCTGTACACCTGTAGTAGGTGTCATACCCAATCCATAGAACTGGGTCATGGTAGCACCCGGTGCATGAATCCTACGAATTGTTCGTAGAATAAAGGGTACTCGCATGAGTTGCTGATACGATAATCCTGTTGGCATATTAAACTTATCCTAATTGTTAGTTGATTTCAATAGTCCACCAGGACTATCATTACTTCTGAGCTACGATCAGAGTGATGCTACATCATCACTTCTGAGAGAGAATACATGGTTGATACATCACATGGTGGAGCAATTGATATATCACTAGCGGTTGGCGATTGGTACGCCTACGATGTTCTGGAAGTCATCGGAGAACATAAAGTTCAGTGCAAGTGCTTTACGTACTGCAACGTGTGCTGCGGTGGCTTTGTCTAGGCCGTATGCAGCGGTTGAGGCGATACACAAAGCTTCTGGGTTTACATTTCCTTTGACCATAATAGTTGCGAGGAAACGATCTTGGTTTGCCCCATCCATTTGAGTGTTTAGGCCAAGTATACATAGAATACCCTTTGGTACACCAGTATCGTTTGATCCACCAGAAGTGAATTGAGTCCATTTCTGTGTGCTAGAGTTCTGAGCCATGATTAGACCAGAGCGTAGTACAGTCGTATCAGCAGTATTACCTGCGTCGCGAGATGCTCCATCGACTACGCAATGGGTAGCAAAGAGACATAGGTGGGGTGATCCGTAGATCATGCCCATAATATCGTGGTCTGTGGAATATACAGGTGATCCCATACCAGGTGGGAGCATCATTCCAGAATAAGGTGCTAAAACCATTTGTCATTGATCCTTACGTTGTTAGTTGATATATCAGTTACGTGCTATTGAGGCGTTTGCCCAAAATACACTATTTTCTAGATTAGTAAGTGCTACGGATAGTTCTCTAGACTGTGGACATTCCTTTACTAGAAGAATAGCCAATTCCTTAGCCTTTGCCCGTATCATTTCATACTTCTCTGGTTGTCCTTCTTTTGGACTATGGTATGTAAAGTTGTTCTCTACATCGTACATTACAGGAATCCATCAGCTTCGAGGGACTTCATTGCTTTGTCCATTTGCTCATCGGTGAGCGTTACACCGTCATCGAGGGCATCGTTAGGTTCGATTACGCCATCGAATACATTGCGTTGTGTAGGCTTATGAGCTACTGGCAGTGCTTCGAGTGTAGACAAAACCATAGTCAGTGGGTGGTCAGCAATTGAGCCACCAGCTACAGACATTTGGAATTCAATCTTAGGAGTCAGATTGGCGTCTGCATATTCCTTGGTTACTACACCATTACGTACTAGTGAGCTAATGCGTTGCTGAATGGATGCTTGAGTGTCAGCTACGAACTTGGACTTGAATGCTCCAAGCAATGCAGCTAATGAATTGATCTTCTCATCCTTCTCAGCTAGTGCTGCCTTGAGAGTAGACATATCGGTACTGTTCTGCTGAGTAGCAGTAGTGAAACCAAAGTCTTCCATAGCAAATGGTTTGTTAGTAGCTGGGTTAGTTGCTTTAGTAGCTACTAGGGCCTGAGCTTGTTCCTGAGTCATCTTCATATCATTGTCTCCAATTGACATATAAATAGGTACTGGTTGTAGGTCATCAGAGCTACTTTCAGGCAATTGAAGCGTAGCTACTAGTAAGTCTCTTAGAAATGTTGCTGGTGTGGTACTTCCGGGTAGATTAATCTTTACCCTTCGTAGTGCAGTCTTTAATTCCTCAATTACTGAGCCGCCAGTAGTAGGTGATATATCATCTGTATCATCTACCATCGACATATTAACGACTGTAGTATTGTCCTCGAATGGTGACTGATCTGGTACTACTGCGTGATGTACAATTGCTACGTGCAATAGCCCATCAGTCCAGGTACGTCCTAGCCCATCCTCGAAGTTATCTGTGATAGATACAGATACTTCATCATTTGTTTTGGTGACTTTGTATGCCGGAGAGTTGGCATCTGATATATCACCTGCTGCGTCAAGTTGACCGAATAGAGTCGGTTTACCATCATCGTCCGGTGCTACCCAGAACTTCTTCCAGTAGCCAGCATTATGATATGCTGAGGCTGGTTTATTGACTGCAATGAATTGTTCTTCCTGTGTAATCGTTCTGGGTTTGGCCTCCTTATGATGATCGAATGGAGCAGGAATACGCAGTCCTGCCTTTAGCATTGCATTAGACGTTTGTGCTACCTTATTTAGATAGTCTTCATCAAACCTCTTAGACATACGACCCTTGTTGGTCTGTACTCTGTATGTGTTCTGAGGTATGATCTTCTTAGTTACTAGCATCTACTTTACTCCAACATAGAATGTATGTCCATTAATTGTGTATTCCTTACATTTAATACCTGGAATAGTATGGCAGTAGCTTACTACTCTAGTTCCTGGTTGGAGCAGTGGTACTATCTTTTCCATTACATTTGGATACAGATACATACTTACGATGGTAGCCATAGTATAGTCTGCTTGTGTAGCATCTTCTACTAGGACTACTGCATCATTGCCTAGATTCCGTTGGGCAGTCTCAGCAGTATTAGGATTTAGCTCTATTCCAATACTAGGGCATATCTTACTTACTGCTTTAAGTACCCTACCATCACCGCATCCAGGCTCTACGAATATATCATTTGGTGTGGGTCTTAGTAGCTGTACCAGAATGTCTACTGCATCATCTGGTGTAGGTACTAGGTCAAGTGATATATCACGTACAGGTACTACTGGGGTCGGTACGTTACTTCTGAAAGAAACCTTAGGCTCAGGTGCCTTAGTAGGAGTGGTGAGTATGGGTTGTACTGGTACTAATACAGGTACTTGTACATACTCAGTTACATTCTCATACCAGCATTGTCTACCATTACAGCGTTTTACCTGTTTGGTTACTGCACGTGTTTCATACGTGATAGTATCTTTAGCTACTGCTCTGGTTTCGTACTGTACAGTAGTGGATACTGATACAGCAGATTTGACTGGTACTGTCTGTGCTGCTAATTGTGCTCGGATTGCGTCGCACATAGCACAGTTAGGTTTATTGCATACAGGGGCGTTATATGTACGACCATTCCATACTGCCTGTCCGAATGATATATCACATAGACAGAGCAGTATAAGTAGTGCTACGTATCTCATATGTCTCCTATCCTAATAGTTTGAGTAGTAGTGGTAGTACATTTTCGATGAAGAATTTGATTACCTTGGCCCAATCTACGTTTGCCCCTACTGCTGATACCCCTTCTGCCTTCATAGCTTCATTAACGATTTCATCTACTTTATCAGCGTGGAATACCAGTGCTAGTCGTAGTGCCATCTTCTCTCGTACTGTAAGATCAGAATCGGCAATGGCTTGGCGTAGTGCTTTCTTTGTATTCATCTTTGAGTTCCTTAGTAGTAGTTGATATATCAATCGGATCACTATGCGGCTGTACCTTCATAGTACGTTACATTACGAATTGCAGTTGCACCCATTGGTACGGCTTTGCGACCAAGGATTACACCAGTGCCTAGGAAGCCCCATGCGTCACGCCACGAGTTCCAGATGCGTAATCCATAGCATCGAATGTCAGTTACTGGGAATTTGTCACTTACGTATACTAGGTCCATACCAAGAATGGAATGACTCCACCAATCAAAGTCTACTGGACATGGAATACCAGATAGGATACATGATGCTATCTGTTGGAACGTGAGAGACATATCGTATACTCTCTGATCCATGTCTAGGAATCCTTCGGTGATACGGAAGTTCTGAGCCATTGCCCATGCTTCTGCTGTATCATACTTACGATTCATAGACTTCTCAGGCCATAGTGATGCTGGTACGTACCCATACTTAGTAGCTTCACTAGTAGACCATCCGCACCATCCACCCCTATCTTGGAACTTAGTTAGCTTATTAGCTAGTGAGTGTCCAGATAGTCGAATGTATGGTAGGCCCATAGCAGCACGTTTAAGTGTTATGCCACCTGCTGTGCTGTATGTCCAGCAGAATCCTTGACCATCTTGATCTAGTGATGGTATAGGTTCTCCCTTATTACCAATCATACGAATGTCAGATAGTCTAGTCTTCTTTTCCTCTTGCTCTCTAATCCTCTCAGGAAATTCATCGTAGGGTATTAGTGGGACTTCTTTATTGAATTCCGTAGACCCTACTGCACCTTCTAGTGATCCTACTGGAAATTTAGATAGGTCACGTTTCTCATAGCCAGTCTTGAACCCAGATGGTGGTAATGAGTGATCTATATCTATATCAGTTGATCGCATTCCATCTGGTCTATCGGACTCATTGATAATGAAGTCTTTAGATAGGTCACTTGTCCAACCCATGATATATCATTTCCTGTATTTAGTGATTAGTGTTTTGACTTCCTCTACACTCTCTGGTAGTGGTCCTTGGAATACTATTGTATCCTTATTACCAATAATCAGATAGGGCAGACTAGGTGGTGGTGTCTTTAGCCACTTGGAATATACTATATCAGAGTTTACAGGAAATACAGTGTCCTTATCTAATACTCTCCAATTAGGGAACCGTTGAGCGTCTAGCGAGGTATTGCCGTTCATCCATTTACGTAGGTCAGTGGATTGAATGACTGCTGTGTGTTCTTTCTTATACGTAGGTAATAGTGCTGATTCATAGACTATTAATACGCTAAGATTGTCTATCTTATCTGGAGTAGGTGGATCAGGATCATCTGGTTCTGGGTCTGGATCAGGTGTAGGCCCTAGAGTATCTACGAAGAAGTCTACTTCTTCATCTATTTCGTAGAATACAATATCCTGTGCAGTCTTGTCGAAGTATGTATGTGTACCACGTACTTCTAACCAGAAGTGACCAATCTGCGAGACTACTATACCTTCCTCTTTAAGGTCGATATAAGGTACAGATCGTCTATTACTATCTGTTAGTTTAATACGTATACGTTCTTGTGGTACTTTAGTTTCCCACTTAGCGTGTACAATATTAAATGGTTTTGCTTTGAAGTCTTTAGGGACTACAGCAAATTGTCCTATCCTCTCAGATTTCTCTGATACCTCTACCACAGATACTTGTCTCACCGATATCTGTGCTAGAGATGTACTAGCTAATGCTAGTAGTATTACAATTGATTGGAATAGTCTCACGTACTCGACTCCTATCTTACTTCTGAAAGAAACCTATGACGATGATGATGATGGTATTAGTTCGGCTATGTACTCGGCTGCCTCATTAGGAAAGCGGAGGCATCCAGCACGGGTTGCTAATACTTCATCTGTAATTACTGGGTCTGTACTTCCTGGCGGTTCATTAGCTAGGATTGCTGCTGCTTCGTTAGGATACAGTAGTACGCCTGCACGAGTGCTTAGTGTAGTTAATGATACTGACATTGGTTATCCTTTATTGATATATCACTTACGAGAATGCCCATGCACCAATTAGTGCTACTGATACTACTGCTCCAGCTACTACAGCAATAGTACAATTGCACCTAATGACGTTATTAATGCCCAAATTAGCATATCCATTATTGACACCTATACCATCTACGAGCGAATCCGAAACCTAGTGCAACGAAACTTTGTGATCTTCCTGGTGTAGTAGCAAATAGCTCATTATAGAATAGGTTTGCTGGGTCATTATCGAAGTATGCCCCACCTACTCTACAAGTATTAGCAGGTACGTTATCTGCTCTTACTACAGTTACTTTGAAACCTGCTGGTAACTTTTGTGCATCGTATAAATTGTAGTCTACATCACCTAGGTCACAATTTATAGTTACCATTTTATCGCGGTATGTAGCATTGTAAGTCTGTGTCCCTGAGCCTGATGAGGATAGTTCTCGGTAACCAATACCTGGCTCGCTTTGAAAACCTATATTACCTATAAACCAGTTACAGTTAATTTCAGTTCCTGCAATTCCCTCAATAACATTAAACGTAACTAGTTGCATTTGAGGAGTGACTGAGAACGTAGCACCTGATGTAAAGTTACTTGTAACTCTATATAGGCTACGTATTTGTGTTGTTGTGTCTAAGTAATAGAATCCAGTTCCTGTTGTATATGGGTAATTAGGAAACCATTCATTTAAGCCTGGAATTTGTAGGCAGTTTGTTATCATTGGTGGTTGTGCTGGATTGCTGAGCATGAATCGTAGTGATTCAGTTCGGCAAGCATTAATGCTCAGACTATCACCTACCCCACCCCCCGCTGCCCATATGTCCCATCCATCATTGTCTATCTGTGTAATGCCAACAGTAGATTGAAATCCTACACCATGTAAATGTACAGCACCAAATTGTACATACATACCATATTTAGAGTACGACTGAAAATTACCGCCAATAAATTGATTATTGAGTGCGTTGTATCCTACTTGAGCGTAGCAAGCAAATGTCGCAGCATTAAAATGACAATTGATAAAACAATTCTCTGAGCCTTGGCCAGCACTCTCAGACGTACGACACAGATAGAAAGCACTATGGCCCCATAGTCCGTCAAACCATCCAGCACCACTGAAAGAACAATCTAGCCATGTATTGCCTTGTACTCCACGAGCATTTTCGCCTACCTTACCGTCTACGTCTACTGCTGGCATTGTTCCAGCACCTAGTGACCCGTGGGAGAACGATAATCCCTGAAAGAAACTATACCATAGTCCTTGACAGGCAAATACTGGGGTGTTAGCAACAGCACTAATTAGGAATGTTCTATTACGACCAGCACCGATAATACCAAATCCAGCAGAACCACCATTAGGTAAGTTGATATTTAGGACATATGTACCAGGGCCTAAGTATACTTTCTCTCCTGAGGCAGCAGCAGCAACTATTGCAGCAGTTACTTCGGCCATTGAGTGAGTTTCTGGACGATATATCACTACTACTTTGTCTGAGTCTACTGTAGCATCTACTGCTTCTTGTCTACTAAGACCTATTGGTAACATTTAGTTCTGTTCCTGCTGCGTATTGATATATCAATTAGGTCGTTAGTGCTGCTAATGCTGCTGTTCTCTGAGCATCGCTTGCATTGTCAAAGGCTGTTAGAATAGCTCTACGTGTTACGTTATTACTAGTTACTTGTGCGATTCCAAGTATATGAGCAGCACGTACACGTTCAGCCATAATTGTTTGGTAGCTAGTTCGTATTTCAGTAGCTGTGCCAAATGGTAGTGGTGCTAATGGTGTTGGTAATCCTGCACGTCTGGCATTTTCTACTTCAATTGCTGCTAGTGCTGCAAGCCTATCATCACGATCATATGAGGCTATATTTGTGGTTATTGTTACGGTTGTAATGATTGATTCTCCTCTTGTATTTCTTTGAATCGTTGTTGGCTAATTACTAGATGCCTTACAGATGCTATTTGAGAGGCATTTAGTTTTGTACCTGATTGTCCTACATCATTACTTCTATACCATTTATTTCCATATTGTACTGGTACGTGTGACTGCCCAAATGTGCTCCATGTAGCCCATGTTTCCTGAGGTGTGGCTGTACTTAGTGGACATACAGTGTTGATGTCAGTTAGTTCAAACCAGAATGGTAATCCTTCTACATCTCCACCAACAGCTACCACTAGATCAATAAAGTCTAGTGGTACTCGTATGGTATTGGTTATTGGTCCACATACTGCTAGGCTACTACTTCTATCTACAGATGATCCAGTAGCTATACCAATTTGTGTGACTGGTAGATAGTATGGATTAGTTGCACCTGTAGATACTGTAGGTTTACCTATCAGTACGTGTAATTGATTAATCATTGCTGCTGCACTATCACTAACTGTTGGATCAGTTAAGTCAACTGGAATATGAATCCAGCATTGTCCATCATTTTTCATAATTGATATATCATCCTATGTTGTGTAGGCATCAGCATTTGTTAGATCGTCACCAGTTAGTGTAGTTGGTGTTACGAAATATCTGTCTGATCCATCTGATCTGATCCTATTGAATGCGTCATCGGTAGCCGTTGTCAGTGATTCATAAGTAGCTGACGGTACTAGCTTGTCGGTACTATCAACACCACGAATTACCAACGATGGCATGTTCCATACGTTAGGAACAAGTCGTGAATATGGATTACCATGTTTGCCAGCCACCAACGTCTTAGCATTACCGGCAGCGTCTAGATTGGAACCGATGCGTCCTGGGACGAATGCACCGTTGGGAGTTGTGGCATTGGCTTGGTATGGTGTCGCAACTGAACCAACTTCTAGCTGGGCCTGCGCAACGAGTACATTGCCTGCACAATCAGCATCAATAGACGCATCGACCGCAAAATTACCGATGAACACTCTGGCAGTAGTAGAACCAGTCTGCACCCATGTTACTGACACTCTTTGCCAACTACTTGTTAAAGCAATTTTGGTAGAGCCGCCAGTCGACCAAGCCACTGTATTCTGGGATGTTAAACGGATGTGACTAGCTGAACCACTGGCAGCTTGCTTTACATAAACAGAAAATGTGTAAGTAACACCAGCAGTTACCGTAACATACTGCGATGTGCTTCCTTCTGTTCCTGCTGGAATGCCGGTAAGTTGATCTGCTGTGTTTGCTCCGCTTGGGCCCGTTGCAACATTTGTCGAAACAGACACACCACTGCCGATTACTGACCAGGGAAACGTGTGAAACGCTTCCGTGTGGCTCAGCATATTTGGATTATGTGAGCCACCGTTTTCCATGCACCAATCTCTTGCATATGGGCAGTAGTTAGCCCAGATGTTGGAAACGGTGCCGTTGACGATTGCATTTGATATAACACCGCTAGTGCCGTCTGATCCTACCCAATGCACATCACGATTGGTATTACTTGTACCTGGACCACCTTGCAGTGGGAAGTATTTGGTTACTCCACCTGTGGTGATCTGGAAGTCGGAGAATCTTCCATCATTGTGTAATGGGGCAGATGTATTGTTGATAAACAGGTAGCAATTCCGGCCTGCATAAATATCCCCAGATATTGTACCACTATTTACTAGCGACGAGGCAGAGGTCGAGACACAGTTAAGTGTGTATAAGTTGCTTAATCGCGAAACTGTAATGTAGTGCCAACTGTTGCTGGTCAGTGCGGCTGTGACGGTTATAAATGAACCGTCCCTTTGTAGTTCCAAAGCTCCTGCGGTCCCGCTCCCTCCACTAGCATTAGCCCACAACATCAACCTGCCTGTTTCAGGCGCAGATGCTCCGTTTTGCGAAAGAATGCACCTTCGTGTTGTATTGTTTGTTACATGGTAGTACCACAATGACATCGACCAATCAGCCGTTGCCGGTATCAACGCACTACCAAGATCAACATATACCGCACTCCCATCCCCCGTCACACATCGCACTTCAGCCGTGGCCAATTTTGCCACTGGACCAGTGACACCAAGTGTGTCACCCAGTACGTCTTGAGAAGGAGTGGTTACGCTGCGAGGGATGATGACCGAGCCACTGACAGTGTGTCCACGTTCATTTGCATCACTGAACCGCACCCCAGTATCAGCAGCATGAAACGTGCTCTGGGTGATGTTAGTCAGTGTGAGGTGATTGCTGTTGTCCAGTGAGTTGTAACCAATCGTGCCACCTTCTTCTTCGCAGCGGTAAAAGGCTAGTGGTGACTTGCCTGCGGGGATTTGATGCGTGTTGAATAGGCTGAGGACTTCACCGGCTGTGTAGGCTTCGTCGTCGATTAGTATGTCTTTGAGGGAGCCACCGAATGCCCACACCCCGGTTGTGTGTAGTCCGATTCGCACAAGACTGGTGTTTACAGAGGGCATAGCCAGTACAGGCCCAGACACTACTTCCGCCCCATTGCGATATATCTTTCCAGTTGTCCCATTCACCGTAGCAAACCAGTGATTCCAGCCCGATACGCCTGTCGTCGGAAACGACAGGCTCGCAGAACCACCGCACTGCAATGTTATAAAACCACCGGCTATAAACAATTGCCATTGTTCATTTGTGCCCTTTGCAATCAAAGCGTAGTTGAAATCAGCATGAGCAAACTTAAACCAACCACCAAACGACATATTAGGAGCTATCATCCCGCCAGAGCCTGCTATTTCGCCATAATCATTGCTCCCATCAAACAACCAGCACCGTCCAGCACGTGGCTGTGCAATCGACGTGTAGGATTCTTCTGGGGTGAAGACAGGAAAGCCAGCAACTGTTGAGCCGTAGTAGGTTGGGTCTTCGTCTAGGAAACGCTGGAGTGGACCAGGGACAAGTGTACCAGGATTCCACGGAGTACCGGCAGTGTCTGCAAAGTCTAGGGCTGGTACTAAGAATGCTTGTGACATGATATATCAATTGTCCGTGGGGTATTGCTACTTTTGAGCAGAGTAGGGCACTACCCTACTTCTGAGAGAAATCTATGCTTTTTGGTAGACTACTAAATCACCAGCGTCCCATTCAATCATTATGTATCTGGCATTGTATAGTATGTTCATGCCTGCTGTATCTGGATATATCCAATCTGATCCGGCTGACATTGTTACTTCATCTGCAAAGCTACCATCTAGTGATCCACCTGCGTATACACTTATTGTTGATGTGGCACTAGTAAATGCTATGCCTAGTCCTACGAATGATCCATGAGGTAGAATCTTAGGTGATTCATCAGCAGTGAGAATTGTTTCATTGCCTTGTCTTTGCATAATAATTTTTGCCTATGATATGTCATCGTATGGTTCTAGATTACTTTTTATGGAGAACCGATTATAGTTATTGCTTGGAAATCGTAGAATTGTACCATCACCAAACTCTACCTTCCATTCCTGTACATACAGCCCAGGCTCAGTAGGAAAGTTCTCATCTACTGTATATCGTACTACTTTACCTGATGCAGATACTATATCGGCTGGGAAAGACTCGTAGTATGAGCCTTTCTTTAGTATGAATGATACGATTGCTCCTTCTAGTGTCCAAGCTAATCCATCATCCTTTATCAAGGTACTGGTGAATTGTATAGCTGTGTCACCAGATTTGATAGTCTGTGGTACTCTACTAAGTGATATATCAAGTTTGTAGCCTGTACCACTACCAGAGGATGGAAAGGCATTATCAAATACTGTAGGAAAAGCATTTGCAAAAGTAGCCATTATGCTCTCGTAATTGTTACGTTATCGGAGTCAACGCCTGATCCTGTGTTAGTCCATGTGTAACTTACACCAATTACTATAATACTAGCCCCAAAGCTACCCGCTGCTACGTGTCCACTAGTTGCTTCATCCCATACTGCGTCAGCAATTACTGCTGCTGTTGGAATACCTGTTGCAGCAGAACCGAATAGGGCATCATATACTATTTCTTCTAGTACATAGAATCTCCGTAGAACAGGTAATGCACCAGATACAGCTACATTAACTTCTAGCATTCCAACAGTATCTGTATCAGTAGCGTCGAGCACAGTATAGTAGCGACCAGAGGCTATATGTGTTGCTCCACCACTATTCTTATTTGATTCAGTTGTACTACCACTTTTCCATATTTTGATATCTGTGTTAGCAATAGTTAAACCAGTCTCAGCAGTAACACCATCAGTAGAGTCAACAAACGGCCCTAATAGAATTTCTTGACTAGCTGTTGATTGGCGAAGAAACATTACAAGGCTCCTTGTTGATTGTAGTAGTGGCAAATAGCCTTAATGTTTGTAATTGCAATTAAAGGTTCTATAATATCAAAAGCATCTGTTGCGTAATCAATATGACCAAGTGCACTTAAATGTCCACCATTCCAATCGCCTGCTACACCTGAGTAATCAATACCAGTATTAACTAAATAGGCATTTGCATCGGCAGCGGCTGTAACACCGTTTGCTATACCAGTCGCTACTGTAAGGTTTGGTGGTACTAGTAAAAAGATAAATGAGTCTGGAGCGGCAATTCGCCATGCGTCAATCAGAGCTTCTACGACTGTGGCAACTGATATATCAATAGTGTCGTTGTCACCGTGTCCGGAAATGATATATGTAGGTGGTGGAGATAGTAGCGTTGAAAATAATCTAGATCGACTATTACTGTAGTCGTCCCACGATGTTGCCATCGACGGTACGTTGCCTGCACCGCCTGTATAGCCTTGTCCAGCGAAACCAGCTCCTCCATACTCTGCATTTAATAGTTCACCAAGCAAACGTGGCCAAGCTAGTCTAGCATTTTGATTAGCTACAGTTGTACCTGCTGCACCAGCCTCGTATCCTTCTGAATGGGAATCCCCATAGAATAGTAGAGTATTGGTTTTTATATTAGGAGCAATACAGGTTTTTCCTATATCTACCAAATATCCAGTAACCTTTACAGCCATTACTGGAGTTGTCCATCGGTCTACTCCAGTCCAATATGCACCAACTATGACTATCTCAATTGTATGTGTTGCGTCTAATAGTCCAGTAGCTAGCTGTAATGTAGTTGACGACGATGCTAATTGTGTACGAGTCCAAGAGCCACCATCAACACTGTATTCAATCGCTGGATACTCATTAGCTGTAACTGATGCTGTTACAAGATCAGATACATCTACTTCCATACCAAATGAAGTACCAGTGAATTGTGTCTTGATATACGCTCCAGGCGTGTTGCTGATTGCGTAGGTTGCATCACTGCGAGTGTTGTTGGTCTTTAGCGAACCTGACCCATTACTATACCAATTGTATGGTGAGTAGTATATAGTATCTGCATTTACTGCTATTGATGATGTTGTATTAGTAGCTGTAAAAACTGCTATGGTTGCTACAACATTGTCTTGAGATGACCCCCAACTCCATGTTGGATCAACGGCTGAACCATCACTTATAAGGTACGCTGAGCCATGTGAAACAGCTACACCAGTATTGAGCCCGACCGATGAGCCAGTAAACCCAGCATCTATAGTCGCGTTGCCTGTGTCTGAAAAATACGTCAAAGCAGTAATAACCAGATCACCATCACTAGGTGTCATTGCTCCAGGCTTGATGCTTGTTAGTGCGTTACCTGTATTCGAATCTTCAGTGTCGAATGGTACAGATTCTACACCAGAATAAGCCGCGAACGAGCATGATACATAGGTGTTGGTTCCTGTAAGTGTGATAGTATGTCCACTACCTACAGATGATGGTACGCAGTAATAAATTACTACACCTTGACTTACACCACCGAATACTGTTTCTGTCAATTTCGTCCATGTATTACTTTTTGAGTCTGTCAGCGTAGGGGCAGAACCACCAGCGAACCATGACACAGTGGCAACTAATAGATTGGCACCAGTTGAATTAATGGCATCAGTTGTAGTACCGTCAATTGCTCCACTCTTTATTGTTCCACTTATTCGAACAATCATATGTAGTGCTCTACGTAATCTATGTAAGAGATAGGTATAGGTATGTGATATATCAATTGGTGACTACCATTAGAGATGGTATGATGTGCCATTGTAGATGTGATATATGTATGTGTATATGGCCTATCAATTGATCTACCATATAGAGGATATCGTACTGTCCTAGGTGTTTCCATCCGGCAGTACGATATCGACAATTGATATATCAGTGAGGCACTCGGATCACCGATATCATCTGATATATCAATTGAGTCGCAATCAGGAGTACCTGAATGCTAGCGTTGTGCGTCCGTTTCGCTTCCTCCATTAGTATGAACGAATAAGGACATAGTTGTCAATACCAAATTATGTGGATTTTAGGATTATTTTACTGGTAGGGTATACCCACTACTTTATCTCTGAAAGAAACCTTACGGCTTCTATGAGTACATAAGAAAATACAGTAGATATACCCTATCTCGATTTAGTGTAATTTACTTAACTGATATATCATTTCTAGAGTCCGTAGCTGGGTATAGTTCCGTTAGAGAGTTTATTCATTCCTACTGCCATTGGTATTGAGGGTCTACGTTTTTGGAGTGCTAGGCGTGGTGCTTGCCTAGGAGTTATTTCTAGGGCAGCATCACATAGTACGTCTACGGTATCGTCTTCCTCATCAGGGTGGCCACACCAATTGAATATGTCATCTTCAAATTCTTCGGCCCATGTAGTATTTGCTGCTATGAATATTTGTCCATTTTTCATCATCATTTGAGCAGCTAGTGAGTTCTCTAGTTTATCTTTCTTACGGATATTCTTTCGTACTGGTAGTCCAGCTAATTCAGAGTATTGAGCTACACCAATACCTAGACCATTGCATTCTATCTTATTGAATAGTGGATGCCATTTAGCATTTACTACCATTAGTGTTTCTACAATGTCAGGTAGCTCTTTACGAAACTTATGGAAGTCTAGGCATAGTAGTTGTTCTTGGAAAGTTACACCCCATACACCTATACAGGTAGATGATGGTTTTTGTGATACAGTCTTACCATCTGCTGCATTTACTTCTTCATCCTCTACATCAGAGTATAGCTTAGCAGTAGCAGCACTATCTACAGTTACAAAGATGGTCTTTAGTGTAGAGTAGGGTAGAATTAGAGATTCATTCATCTCCATATCTAGGAATGAGTATCCGTGGTCATACAAATTGATATATTGACCGTTTACCCACTTCCTCTTGAATCTAGCATTCTTTCTAGCTTCCCAATTACCATCCTCTAGTCGTGATCTCTCATCGTCTGTCATCTGAGAGAGCATCTCTCTATAGTCTTTCTCGGACAAGTGAGGATTATCACTTAGATATGCAGGTATGAATCGTCTATATGGATGTGTACCTACCCAATTAATCTTCTCTCCCTCTTGAATTGCTATTAGAGCTGCTTGTCTAGTCTTATATTTAGTTGGGTCAGGTACTATTTTCCATCGTTTCTTTACCCATGCAGGACCAGGGTTCATTGCTGCTCTACGACGTAGTGGTATCATTTTCTTACATTGGCATATATGACAATCAGGTGCCCATATTGGGTCATTATTATCATCTTTACCATGTATTGGGCACACAGTTGCACGTATACGAGAGGCCATAAATAGCCAGTCAGTAGGTGTATTCCATTGTCCTAGCTCATCAAAGCACACTAATTGATATTCAGCAGATTGATACCTATCACGTATACCTGCGTCACCGATATATCCCCATTGTAGCATGGCTGGTGGGCCTGGTATATCAGTTCCAGGATACACAGTCTTAAAATCCCACCTATGATCTGCTGCCACATACCTACAATCACCAGCCTCTCTGAATGGTTCTAGCCATTGAGCTACACGAGGTATGAGAGACTTAGGTTGTTTTAGGTCAGTTAGTTGCTTACGAAAGATGATACTAGTGAAGTCGGGCATATCACAGAATCGTAGTGCTTCATACGCTAGGAAATCTGACTTTCCACCACCCAACGCACCACCATATAGAAGTTCCTTACAATTTTGTAGCATCAATGCTGCATACTGTTTAGGAGTTGGTTTGTGTGGAATGTATTTGGACCACTTGATATTTAGTAGTCTCTCTAGAGAGTTAGGATTAGGGTCTACTCGTGGTACTGGGTTAGATATTGTAGGTGATATATCAGATTCTGGTGGTATTGTATTTTTATTACAGGTACATCCTGGTCCGTCTATTGGTTCATCTGATCTACAATTGCACCATACCTGATGTGATATATCATTTCTGTCAGGAATAGGCTCTGATGGTACTACTTTCTTCTTTGCAGCTACTTTAGTCTGTCTTGGTACTCTAGGTGATATATCATTTGGTTTCTTGGCTACTCTAGGTACTTTGGCTGATTGTTTCTTTGGCATGGGTATATTACAATTTATAATAAGTAGAATTATGTGTTGATTACTGTTTAACTAGAATTCCCCACTGTTTAGCCATAGCTTCTGCTATACCACTAAATGTCTTACTTCGTAGTTTAGCTCGTTCAGGACTAGGAGACATTTTCCATATCCTTGGTTCTCTGCCTTTAACTATATTAGTAGGTTGAAGTAACGGTAAATTATTTAACCATAGGCAAGTTGCTTTTACCTCACCATGCCCGAATTGCCAAGGTTGTACTATTTGGTCAGGTTTTCTGAACTTTGTAGACATGATTCCTATAGGATTCTCTATTGCCCATTTACAGGATAAATTAGTAAATTGCATAAAGAAATCTATAGATCGTTGTTGTCTGCCATCTAATTGTTTCTCTTTGAACCATCTAGCTCCAGATACTGACAAATTAGTACATGGAGGAAAGGCAATAATTAAATCCCATTTTTGTTTTAGTAATGGTGTTACATCTCCTTGTATATGATATTCTGGATATTCTCCTGAACATCTTTGTATATCGCAAGAGTAGGCTTCAAGCCCTAATTTTCTCATTTCTATCGTAACTGCTTGGCTTTCTTCACAAGCTATTAGAATCTTTCCCATATTTATACCCTTATTGATATATCAATTATCGTATTCTAGTGCCCAGTAATTTACACTAATTCCAGGGGTTACTTTTATTTTATAGCGGCAGTTTATTTGCTAGCATTCTGCGACAGTTCGCTATCATACTTCTGAAAGAAAATATATCAGTATGGACTCTGTGCTGGGTTAGCGTTTCGTCACATACTGATATATCATTTACTGTCCTACGTACTCAGTGCCCCAGATGGAGTCACCAAATAGGCTCATAGAGAGGATCAGTGGTTCATTGGATGGGTCTAGTTGCTCGTGTACTTGAGCTACTTCGCGTAGTGCCTCTACGTCAGGGGTCATTACGTCAAGTAGTTCAGTTAGTTCGTTAAGTTCACTTACGATCTTTAGTTCATTCATGTCTTGGATAGTCATTTTCGTATCTCCTATTAGGTTTGTAATTTCCTGATAGGGATCAATTATGATATATCAGGACTTATGTGGTTTCTTCTCTTTAGAGGAAAGCAATAGCTTTCTTACCGACAGTGGTATGTACTTTTCCTCAGCGTACTGTAGGTAGCCGTACAAGGCTATTAGCAGTGAATCTGCTATGTCATGTGTTATTGTAGACTTCATATTCCTATCTGTCAAGAAGGGAAATGCAGAAATAGCACATTTTTTACTAATATTTTTATTACCTTTTGTAGGGCAGTTTAGCAGTGATTGCCACCTTTTTGGGGGTACTAGATTTACTGATATATTCAATGCAGTAGCTATACCTTCCCATTGTCCTATGGAGCGTCCTAGTTTCCTACGTGATGCCATACCCGCTAGTAGGGCACCTGTATTGTCTCTAGTTCCTTTGCCTTGTGCTACTTTCTTGGTGCCCTTAGTATTATGTATTTTCCCTTCGTATGTAATACGTGAATTTACTACTATTTGTCCAGGTTCCTCTAGCCACATTTCCATAGTATTGTCATATGTATCATCGTCTGCTAGTGGTGATACAGGTGCTTTTCCGTATATCCTATGTAGTGACTTCTTTATAGGTACTACTGGCTGTGCTCTAGTAGGTTCTACTGATATATCATTAGTAGCGTAGTTACGTTTAGTGGTTTCGTATGGACTTCCACCCCTAATCTCTGAAAGAAATAGATATATGTCACTTAGTGTATTGTGAGATAGTGGTAGTGACTGTACTTCTCTATACTTGTATGTATTGAGTATAGTTACAGCACCATTTACTCCAGGGTCTACTCCTACTATTATCATGGTAGTCTTTCGTTAGGGAGTCCCAGGTAGTTGATTCAGGATAGTGGATCGTTCAGTGGGACTTGTTCCATCTGATGATGTGTACACGCATCGTTCCATCTGGGACTCCTAATTGTGTAGATGATATATCAGATTAGTAGTTGTTTTAGGGGATCATTATTTTTGGCAGTTTCAGCTACTTGTCTATTTCGTTGCTGCTCTAATTGGTAGTCTCTAGCTGCAATTACCCCATTCTCAGCTAGTCGTATAGCTTTACCTAGTATTTGCTGCATTGCTTTAGGTGTATCTTGAATTACCTTATTTGGTCCTAATGCCGCTGATAGTGCTCCTACCAGTACAGTTTCCCATACCTTAGTCTCGTATGTACCTAATTGCAATGGCGTATCAGGCACCTTCTCTTGTAGTGATAGTATGACTGTCTGTAGGTCTTCTATCAATGCACCTTGCTCATTTACTTGTTTCTGTAGTCGTACAAGATGGTCATGTAGATCATTTGCTTGTTCTACTGATACTGGTGTGATTGAGCCTGGTAGTCCTCCTGGTATATCGCTACCTAATGATTTTGGTGTCTTGTCTAGATTAGCTAGTGGATCATTCTTGGCCATGTTCAGGTTCCTATTGGTGTAGGTAGTTATGATATATCAATTACACCAGATGATATACCAGTGGAATACATATATGTACGGGGGCATATAGTTATCAGGATGGGAACCCAATGTAGGAGTCCCACAATGCGAATGATGAGGCATAGACGAGGACTCTCCATATACCCATCACTAGTCCCCCCACTTGGCTATGAGTGGGAGAACCAGAGGAGCGGGTTATCGTAATGATATATCAGTCCCCCCAACTAGGTGTCGGGTAGGACCAATGGAGTAGTTGTTATTCGATATCATGTAGCTAGTTGATATATCAATACTATCTAGTCCTATCGGGGGTGATGAACAGGACAATAGAGCGTTGATATATCTATCGTATTATCTTAGGGAATATATCAATTGAATTAATGATATATCATATAGGTCAATAACCCCTAAGATAATGTATATCAATAGTAGTATGGACGATGTGGTGATGTGGTAGGTATTCATTGAAAGTATTTACCTATACAATAAGGTTGATGATATGATATATCACAATCCCATATAATAAACATGGGAAATATATCAGCAGTAACCCAAGGTAGCCAACTATCATCTATAACGAGAATAACCATTTGTCTGTACTCCGGGAAAGTGATATATCAAGTAGTAAGTAGCTAGCCCTAGCGATCGCTAATATGGTGGAGGTATGCTATTCGTGTTGTTCTCTGTCATCTACCCCACTATCGCCATCGTCGAGCGTATCGTGCGTATTCGTGGGGGTTGGGTATAGTAGTGTATTGTACGTGCGATTGTGAGTAGTAGGGGCAGGTGGACTATCGCCAGTTGAGTAACGATAGTCTCACATATACCCCACCTGGAAATAGTGTAATTTACTTCGTTGCCGAGTCTATTTGTCTAGCCTTGTCACGCCCTAGTTGCGTTAATGCAATAGTGTCCGCAGTCGTCTTAATCCAGTTGCATCTTAGCATCATATTGCGTACTAATTCGTAATCGTGCATATTCATCCCCATTGCCATATAGATGCTACTGGTGGGAATGGGATCAGTGGGCGATACTTCATTTATAGTAGTTAGGATGGTCGCAATCCATGTAACTACTGTATTCTT